TGTTTAGAGGGAAGAAGATCCAGGGCCATACAAACTGCAATGCGTGTAATTCTGTTATTCATAATCACGTCCTTTCTTATTTATATTTAAATGCATTTGGTGTGCCAAGTCTAAGTAGTTAATATTATTCATACTGACATTATTATTGGTGACGAATTTATATACAAAATGCCAATTATTGAATGATTATACTACTGTTAGTTAGGTGACGATGCAAACTACTTAAACAATTAAAGTATCGATAATATTTCTCTAATAATTTCATATATTTAAATATGTTATACTTAATTATAACCTTTTGCAAGTGTATTCACATACACTTACACTATATACATTGAAATCATTGAGGAAATACTCGCAGCCCCACTAAAAAAGCCCCTAAACCACCTAACCCCAAGACATTGTTTAGTTCCTAATATCAACAATTTAACCACTTAGAGCTTTAAATGGGGCTAAAAATGCTAAGTACTTGTAAATACATAGGGATTGTGTAGGGGGCGCGTACCAAACCACACACTTTGTCCCTATCCCTGAGTAGTGCCAGATGTAAAAATCTGGAATGTGAAAAAAAATTTATTCATTAATGATATCAATAACTTCCACTGAAAATGCAACTTCCATTTGTTTCCTGAGAATGTTATATACATTTTTCGTGATAAAATAGAGAGAAACCGGGGGCAAAAAGACCAATGATGCTGCAAGCCCCACTGAAAGTGAGATGAGATGCCTAAAAAGAAAGGATATAGCCTTAAAAAGCAATCTCAATTAAGGCTGGACCCACAGAAAACTGAGGAGTTTGAGAAGGGGTTTAGGGAATCATTTGGGCTAACTAAAAAGCGACCAAAAAAGAAAAAGAGGGCTAGCCGATAGGCTGCTGCGACTGAAAGGAGCTAACATGCCTTGTCCAAAGAAGAAAAAACGACCTAAGCGTCCCAAGAAGTAATGCCGCGCGTCAAAATAAATAGGCTTCCGCCAACCAAGGACAAAATATCGAAAATGGCCAGAAAAAAGAGAAAGAATAATCATAAGATTTTAGGTGGTCAGTGCGACCTTGTGGATGACATTATTGCCTATGAGAAGTTTAAGGAAGAAGTCCTACCAGCCATTCGAAGAGATGTTGAGAGCGGCTCAATGACCACTCAGGAGTTACTTGAGAAGTATTCCACACTCGTAGCGGCTAAGCAACTAACTGTGGCGCTCCGCGATGGGGATGTGGCAACTATTAGGGATATCTTAGATAGGACCCAGGGGCGTCCCATTCAGAAGGAAGAGCTTACACACAAATATGAGAGTTTATCTGATGAGGAGCTAGATGCTCTTATGCATGCCCGTTTAAGGGAACAGGAAAGTCGTGGTACCAAGTTCCAATTGCCAGAAGCCCGAGAATCGTCTAAAGAATCTAAGTAGAGAGGATAAGCTTAGATTTTTGGATGCCTTGGAGGAGAAGGGCCGCAGAGAGCGTGCCCGTAAGAGCATCTATGTGCCTAATTCGGGGCAGTTACCAGTACATCTATGTGATAAAGAGGTAAGGTGCGTTTTCAGTGGGAATGGAGCAGGCAAAACTGCGATGGCCGTAAATGAGGCAATATTTGCCGTTAAGGGCTATAATCCTGTGTCTAAAATCTATACGCCTGTACCCTGCCGCGTTGTGGTACTATTGGATCACCCAGAGAAGGTCCAAGATAAGTGGTTGCCGGAGCTTCAGAAGTGGACAAATATAGACAAGAAGCAACTCTCTAAGCGGGGCAAACCCTATGTCACACAAATCACCTTTAAAAATGGCTCAGAAATATTATTTATGTTTCATCAGCAGGAGCCCGCACTTTTTGAATCCATCGAGGTCGATGTTGTAATCTGCGACGAGCCCCCTCCCCGCCATGCCTATATTGGGCTCGCTCGCGGCGGGCGAGAAAAAGGAAAGAAGGCTAGATATCTTATGGTCGGCACGCCCATCACAGGCGCCTGGCTCCGATTGGAAATTCTTGAGCCTTGGCGGAAGGGGGAGCTGCCTGATACCGAGTGTTTTACCTTTGGAACCAACGTCAACGAAGGTAACCTGGCTGACGGATATATTGAGCGTTTTGCCCGAAAGCTAACAGATAAAGAGAAAAGAATTCGGCTCCACGGAGAGTTCTTTGATTTAGAGGGGTTAGCGCTTGCCGGACTATTTAATAGAGATTCTCATGTTATAGAGCATTTCCTTTGGCCAGAAACATGGCCAGTGACTATTGCCCTGGACCCACATCCATCAAAGGCACACTATGCCTGTATGGTGGGAGCATCACCAGATGGGCATCTTTACTATCTCAAGGAGCTTAGGCAGAAGTGCGGGGCCCGGGAGTTTTCTAGGAGGCTTAAGTCCTGGTATGACGGCTATAGGGTTATTGATATTGTATCAGATTGTCTTGGTTCAGCGGAGAATACTTCAGGAGAGGGATTTAAGCCATTCATTCAGGTACTTCGGGAGGAAGGCGTTCCGGTTCGTGCTACTACATGGACTGAGAAGAACGACGAAGATTTTATTGAGCGCATTAAAGACGGTTTAGCGCTCCCGGCGGAACCCAATAAAAATGGTGAATATATTCCACAACTTCGTTTTTTCAGTCACAATGTTGGTATAATTATAGACGTGGAGAACGTCCAGTGGCTTAAGATTCGCAATGTAGATATGTTTAAGCCTAAGCTGGATATCACTAATAAAGATTATTTGTCCTGCTTGAAATATGCACTTGCAACTAATATTCGCTACGACAAGATTCAAGAGACAGTACATCGAGTGCGTGCTAAAGCAGAGACATATGGAATAAAGTCTAAGCCTACGATAGAGAACGTCTTGTCGAAAAAGAGGCGCGTAATGTCAAGTTATCGATTTAATAGGCGTAATGCAGAAGAAGAGTCTTGGGAGAGCTTTTAAATGTCTAATTCTATTATTAATAATGATCAGAAAATAGCAAAAAAACGTAGAAATAAATTAAAAGATCAACCAGAAGAAAATGTTAAAGTAGAAGTTCCTCTTCGTGATCAAATTTCAAAAAAATTAATGGATAAAGTTAATGAGTTAGGGCTTGGACTAAAGCTTACTCAGGTATGGAGTGTTGGAAACGCAGATCGTGCAAATTGGCTTCGAAGACAACAACAGGTATTGCAAGATTATGACGAATTTTATGAAAGCACGGCTGAGGGTCCGTTTGAGCAGGCGTCTTCTCTTCATTTGCCTATTACCTTCATTGTTATTAAGACGATGCATGCCAGATTTCTGCAAGCCCTTTTGGGCATTGATCCGCCTTTTCAGTGTAAACCGCGTAATGAGGCGTCTGTCGAACGGGCACAAAATATGCAAGAATTGGTTCGTTATCAATTGAACTATGATATGAATTGCCGAAATGGGGCTTTTGAGGCATTAGATCTCTGGCTTTGGCATTGGTGTGCTAGCGGTTCTGGTTTAATTAAACCCCACTGGAAACGCAAATTTACACGCTATGAGGATGTTGAACTTGTTCCAGAACAAGGCGTACCTATATTTGACGTTGATAATGATGGCAATGAAATTATGATTCCTCAGATTCTCAACAAAGAGGTTGCAAAGATGAAAACTGAAATGCTCTGGGAAGGCATTCAGTTGAATTTTCTTTTTAATGAGGATGTATTAATTATTGGGGGCCAAGGCGATCCGCAGCGAGCTGATATAGTTATCCAAAAAGAGCCACTAACTGCATCGGAATTGCTATCTTTTGCCGATCAAAAAATTTTCGATGAGGATATATGCCGTGAGGTAATTAAGAGTGGAAAAAGTCATGCAGGGGATGATACGACTGGTACGATTAAGCAACAACGAAAAACAAATTCGGCCGAGCATCAGCTTGATTCTGTGGCCCAATTAGATCGTTATAACATCTTAGAATGTTATTTAGAGGCTGATATAGATGATTCTGGTATTAATTGTGATATTGTAGTTTGGGTTCATGAGGGTACGGGTAAGGTTTTAAGAGCTACATATTTACATCGTATTAATAAAAATGGCAAGATTCCTATTAAAAAGATTGATTTTATAAGAAGGCCCGGCCAGGATTATGGAATGGGGCTTGCTGAAATTCTTCACCCATTACAAACCGAAATTGATGCTATGCATAATATGCGTATTGATTTTGGGCTGTTATCTACAATGCCTTTTGGATTTTATAGGCCAACCTCTAGTGTGAAGCCTGAAAAAATTCAGATTGAACCAGGATCGCTTTACCCTCTTGACAACCCTCAGACAGACGTGGTTTTTCCTCAACTTGGAAATCGTACCGCATTTGGACATCAGGAAGAGGCCGCACTTAATACTATTGTTGAGAGACTGACAGGTATTTCTGATTTATCTCTTGGAGTATTAAGCGGTAATCAGGGGGCCACTAGAACTGCAACTGGGACTCGGGCGTTAGTTGGTGAACTTAGTGCCAATTTAGATGTATTTTTGAGAAGGCTTAATATCGGTTGGAAGCAGCTTTTAGAACATTGCGTGGATCTTAATCAGCAACGCCTTCCGATTGGATTTAACTTTCGTGTAGCCAATGATGATGATACAGAGTGGTGGATTAAGATAAATGATCGTAGTGAGATTCGTGGGGATTTTGATATTGAAGTATCTCCAAATTCCTCTACATCTAATCAACAGATTCGTGAGCAACGGGCCACACAAATATTGAATCTTACGTCCAATCCTTTGGATATGCAACTTGGTATTGTATCGCCATTAGAGCGTTATAATGCAATGCGGGATTATATTAAGATTTTGGGATGTAAAAGTGCTAGTAGATATGCGAGAAAACCCGAGGGAGTTCCTCAGTTTATGACACCTGAAGAAGAGGCTAATAGGGTTTTAAGAGGTATTCCAGTACAAGTTGTACCTATTATGGATCATGAAGGCTTTATTGCTTATGCTAGCCATTTTCTGCAGGATGATAATTTAGCTGGTCAAGTTGATCAGGAAGCATATGCCGCACTTGCTCTGCAGCTTCGGCAACACCAGGAAATACTTGAAAATATGAAAAGAATGCAAGCACAGCAGGCGAATCGGCAGCAAATTATTGAAAATTCTGGCTTAGGAGTGAGTGGAAATAATCCAGGACAAAACCCACTGATTGGGAGATAATGTGGAGCTGAATCAGGAAGATATTCAAGAATTACAATTATTTAAAGAAGGAACAAGCTATCCTGTAGTTCAGAAGTTATTGTATATGCTGGTTGAGTCAGATAAAAAAAGATTTTTGAATTTAAAGGCAGAGACTGATTATCAGCGACTGCCTTATATAAAAGCAAAACTTGAAGGAGCAGAGTGGCTTTTTCGAGAATTTGAAACCTATTTAGCAAACAGTAAATAAGGTTTCCGGATAACGGCGTAAGACGTAAATCATAGCGAGTAACTCGCGTAACGAGAGGAAAAATATGAGTGAAGGACAAAAAAAAGAACAAACTCCAGATCTTGTAGGCAATTTAAAATCGGAGATGAATCGCAAGTTAGATAATTATGGACAGCAACTAGCTTCTTTTCAAGAGGAGAATAAGAAAACTCTTGAGAATTTAATCCAACAGCTGCAGCCTAAAAAGAAAGAATCACAGCCTTCTGAGCTTGGAGATCTTATTTATGAAGATCCAAATAAAGCGATGCAAACTATGCGTGAACAAATCAGAGCAGAGCTTAAGAGGGAAGCAGAAGAGGACAAAGCAAAAATGGTCGAGTTTGAATCATATAAGCAGGATATTTTAACTGAAATTGTTCAGGATTATCCGGAAGTTAGTAATATGGCACACCCTTTGACCAAAAAGACGGTAGAACTTCATCAAAAAATGCCTAAAAATAGACAAGCAGATCCTCTCTCTTATAAGATGGCTGTTTTACAGGCTGCAGCCGAAATGAGTATTAAACCTGCCTCCCAGCGCTCAGAAGATTATGAGGATGATTTTACTTTGGGTGGAAGCAGTAAAAGAGAATCTAGAGCAATTCAAAGTAAACAAGAGGAAAAAACGAAACAATTTGCTGCATTTATGGGTTTAGATGTAAATGATAAGAAAACAATGGAGCGGATTAATAGGCATAATCGTGAGAATTGGATTGACTATAAGTAAGGAGTAAGTTATGGAAAATAAACAAGGATTAAAAAGAGGACGAAAGCCACTTTCTAAGAAAAAAGCAATAGAAACACAAGTAACTTTTTATGGTGATATGACTGCCCTGCCTTTAGATGTTAAAAAAGAGTTGGAAGATAATGGTTTAGTTGCACGATGGGTAGATGCTAAGCAGATGAAGGAATGGGAAGGATATCATAGGAGTGGTTGGCAAGTATATCGTAGACCAGAAAATGTTATAATGAAAATGAAAGAGGATGGCCCTAGATTTGGCCGCGATCCTGATGGGTTTGTGCGAAGAGGTACGTTAATTTTGGCCGCTAAGACCAAAGAAGAAAATGAACGACATAAACAACATTTGGCTCGTAGAGCAAGAACATATAGCTCGCAGCATCGTAAACAACAGGCCGATGAATTAAGACAACAGGCAAGAGCTGGCGGGCTAAATACAACAATCGTAGATAGCTACGAGGATTAATGGGAGAAAAACATGGCTAATAGTGACCGACCGCGCGGAGCATGGCCCCAGGGTGCGATTAAGAAAATGACTAAATATGTCGCATCTGAGGCTATTTATCCAGGCGATTTTGTGAATATGGGATCAGCCGGAAAGGTTGAACCTGCGGACGCTTCTGAAGCCCTTCTGGGAGTTGCTCTCAGTTATGCTTCTGCTGATGCAGCGGTTGTTATGGTGTGCGATGATCCCGATCAGCAGTATGTTATACAGGCTGATGGGAGCGATGTCAGTGCTATGACAGCTCAAAACCTTAATTATAATATTGTTGCCACTGCTGGCGACTCAACATTTAAACAGTCCCGGATGGAATTAGATAGTGATTCCGGAGCTACCACGGCAACCCTGCCCCTTAAGCTTATTGATATCGACCGTAGAGTTAATAATGCTTATGGTGCTCAGGTTGATTGTATTGTGAAAATAAACAATCATATCTTGGCCGGTGGTACTGGAACTGTTGGGTACTAATTCAATATAAGGAGCTAAAAAATGTACGCACCAGCTGCTAATCGTAGTCAATTTGTTGACCTTTTTGGGTCAAACATGCTCCCTGTATTGGAAGAGCTTTTTCGGGTTGAACTCGAAAGGCATCCTTCTCGCAGAGAGCAACTTTTTAAACTTGTCCCTCATATGAGAGACATTTGGCAATATTCTGAACAGCACGATCTCGACCTCTTTTCTAAAATTGAAGAGGGCGCTGAGTATAGCTTTAAAGCTAGAAAACAGGGATCTAATAAGACCCTTACTATTGATAAGTATGGGCTTGGGTTTTCCATTTCTGAAGAAATGGTTGCCGATGGTAAATTTCAGGAAATTGGTGATTTGGTTCGTAAACTTGGACGTTCTGGTAGGGAATCTCAAGAGATTTCTGCTATGAATATTTTTAATAATGCATTTGATTCTGAAACAACTGCCGATGGGCAATATGTTTTTAGTGCAAGTCATGCATTACCAAGTGGCGGAACTTTTCGGAATTTGTTAAGCACTCCTTCCGATTTGTCACCAAGCTCTTTGGATACAATGTTGTCTGATTTTGAAACTCAATTTGTTGGCGATAGCGGGATTATCTATAAGATGGTTCCTAAAGCTTTGCTATGTCATCCGAGCCTGCGTAGGTATGCTCGTGAGGTGGTTGGTTCCGATCTTAAAGCGGATACTGCAGATAATAACATGAATTCTTTTAAGGAAGATAATCTTCAGGTTGTTTCTAGTCCGCATCTTACTGATTCTGATGCTTGGTTTCTTTTGGCTGCGCCCGAAGAGACTGGACTTCGTATTATTGTTCGGAATCCGATTGAGACAAAGGCCGCAGGTCCTGATGTTGGATTTGCGACTGACGCTATTCTTTACAAAGCGCGTTATCGTGAGGCTCTTGGAGCTACTCACGCTTATGGTATTTTTGGTACCCCGGGCGCTTCATAAATAATTTTTGTGCAGTGGGGGCATAATGCCCTCACTACACTTTAACCTAGACACGAGGCCAAATAACCTCGCGACTGAAATATGACTAGGAGTAAATAATGGGTTCAACAACTTTTTCCGGGCCGGTTACCTCAACTGGTGGATTTGTAGGTGATGTTACTGGTGATTTAACTGGAGATGTCACTGGAGACGTTACTGGTGATGTTACTGGAGATTTGACTGGTGATGTGACAGCTGCAGATATTACTGCAAGCTCTAGTTTGGCTGTGGGTGCTAGTGGCGCATCTATTAAGGAAATTCGTTCTGGTACATTGGCCGTAGATTTAGCATCTGTTCCTGCTTCAGGATATATTGTTCATGATGCAACGCTTACTGGTGCCGCAACTGGTGACATTGTTTACATGGTTCCACCTGCAGATTTGACGGCTGGGCTTGTTAACGGTGCCTCTTACGTTTCGGCTGCTGATACAGTTTCTATTCCTGTTTCTAATGAAACGGGTGGAGCTATAGATGAGAGTTCAGCCAATTGGACATATCTTTGGTTTGATTTAACCTAATTTTTGCCTGGAGGCAATATGCTAGACAAATTATTCCAAGGCGGCGTTGTGACTGTAGCTGCCTCCGGTACGGCGGTACAGCTATCTTCTTCTTCTATTTTTGCACATTCTGTGGTATTTCAAGGAGACCCCTCTAATACTGATTTAGTATATATTGGGGATAGCGATGTAGATGCTACTTCGGGACTAGCTTTAGGTGCCGAAGATATCTATTCCTTGGGTGGTCAAAATAGAGCCCGAGGCGGAGACAGCAACTATGACCTGTCTGACATTTGGGTTGACGCTGCTGTTGGAGGAGAAAAACTTCGTTATTTTTATGTAAAAGCAAGAACATAAGAAAATGGGCAATTCTTATATTACACATAATGCTAGAAGGCTTTGTGGGCGTAAGATTGAACATCCAAATTCGAGCGGCACCGGCCTTTTAGTTTATAACAGCGATACAAAGAAGCATACATATTTAAATGCCGCTCAGGCTATGGCAGGCATAATCAAAGAAGTTGTTTTTCCTGTTAATGATAATACAAATACTTATAAATATTATAGGATTACTAGAATAGGTGGCTCTGGTGCCGCACAGTTTAGCTTTAGAGTTCCTATTGATTTTATTGAATTAGTAGATTTAAAATGTATTTTTACTCCTATTAACGTCGGGGCTTTGGGTTCTAATAAAAATATAGATTTATATAGTAATTATGGTAAATTAGAAGAAGCAATAACGCAACACTCTGAGGCGGATATTGTGTCAGTTTATGATTTGGGCGATGCTGTGGATGTGTGGAAAAGTATGGATATTTCGCATATATTTTCCGAATTAAGCGCCGGAGATTTTTGCGGATTTCATTGGAAAAATAAGTTTATTGGAGGAGCTATCCAAGTTCATAGTATTGTATTAACCTATGTATAATTTATGTTTACTTATACCTATTTACGTCCAAAAGCCGGAACGATGTGGTATGACTTTACAACGCCTGATATTTATGGCCTTGAGTTATTAGATTTAGTAGAGGCAGCTTTTCCAAATAGAGTTTTTATTGGAAAATGCTATTTAGACGATCTTAAAATTATTTTTGAACAGGAGTTAACACCAGAAGAAGAGATACAATTAACCGATATAGTTACTAATTTTGAGCCTATAATTCAATAGGAAGAGTAAGAGTTTTTAAGGAGATAGAATGAAAGTTGTACAGATACCTGTTAGTGTTGCGAATAAGCTTATAAGACTACTAGAAGAGTTGCCGTTGCGAGTATCTCTAAATATCTATCGTGAATTAGAAAAAGAAATTAAAGAGGTTGAAATTCCTGATAAAGAAAAGACTGAAGAGAAAGAGATTTATAAAGGGGAAATAAATGGGTAAGGCTTTATTTGTTTCAAGAAATGCACGCCGAATAGATGGCGTTGAGGTCGATAGTTCTGCCATCGCAGATGGCTATGCTTTAGCTTATGATAGTGCCTCTGATACCATTACGTATCAATTAATTTCTATTGATCCTGCGGGGTCGGATACACACATACAATTTAATGACGGTGGATCTTTTGGCGGTGAGGCAGCTTTTTCCTGGGATAAGGCTACTGATACATTAACAGTTGATTCTGAATTAGCTATTTCTCAGAGACTTATTAAATTAGCAGATACTGCTACTGGTGCTGGTAATGATTTAGTAATTCACGGATCTAATTCTGACGATGGATCAAATCGTGGCGGGCATGTTACGATAAAGACCGGATATTCTCATTCAGGAGATGGGGGACATTTTGAGGTCCAAACAGGAGATGGCGCTGTACAAGGAATGTTTAGGATCGATGGAGACGGTGCTTTTACCTTAGGCCCCTCATTAAATGGCTACATGGAAACAGGCACCGGCGGAACCCTTACTTGGGATATAGGATATAATAGCACTAGAGCCATGGGTTTTGGCGAAACATATTGCTATGTATATCAAAAACAGCAGACATTGCCTGCAGATAATGGCTTAATTGATATAGGAGCCACTGCTAAGGGATTTAAAGATTTATATTTAACCGGTACCACTAGTACAATTAATCTTGCTCAGGTAGCTACTGGTATTGGATTTATTAAATTTGGTAACACTAATCAAGGCGGTCAAATTAAAGGCAGCTCAAGTGGGGAAATTAATATTGAGGCCAGAGATGGTTATGTGGGTGTTAATGGTTGGGGCGCTAATGGAGAGACTGATAATAAGATTAATATCATTAAAGGCGCATTGCAATCTGCTAAAAAAATAATTGTCGGCTGGGATACAGGCAACTCTCGATTTGAAATTGAGTCGGCAGACTCTAGTCCAGAACTTCTTAGAATTTTTAATACAAATGGCTATTTAGATTTAGAGGCGGACGGTGATATAAATGCAAACGACGGTCTTCTTGTTGATCCTAATAAAAATTGTATTGCAGGTGATGCTGATTTAGGTGGCACAGCAACCGATGGTTTTCTGTATATTCCTGAAACACAAGCAGCGCCCAGTGGAACACCTACAAGTGCAACGGGGTATGCCCCAATTTGTTTATTAAAAAATAATGGCGGAAACGCTACGCTATATGCATATGATGATTCTGATTCTGCTTGGAAGAGCGTAGCCTTGAGTTAAGGAGAAAATAATGGCTGAAGTTTTAGATCAAGCTTCTTTAATGATTCGTATTTGGAAAGAGGGCGATGCTGTTAAGATGCAATATGGTGCACATATTGAAGACGATCAGAATGCTCTTCTTGGGCGGGACTTAGCTATAAAAATGGATGATGATGTTGCAGAATTTGTCGCAGCATATAATAAAGCACTAACTGATGCCCAATCACAAGTGGTCTCTTAATGGCTAATGTTCGGAATGCAAACAGTTTCTATGTAGATACAGCCGCAGGTGATGCTGATCCTGGAACAAGTGGAAATCTCGCTGGACCTTTTTCTGTTACATCTATTATAGTAACAGCAGATGGAGGCGTAGCCGAACTTAATTTACATGATGTAACTACAGATGCAATAAAAATAAATATTCAAGTTCCAGCGGATGCTACAACGGAACATATTAATTTAATAGGACAGCCACTATTATTCCCTAATGGAATCCATCCCGAAACAGTTAGTAATTGTAAAGCAACTTTGATTGTCAGGGAGAGCAATAAATAATGGCTATATATAGACTAAAAACCTTTAAAGATATAGTAGATGCAGTTAGAGAGCAACTTAAAATTCAGTCATCTGATACTACTACAATTAATCGTATAAAGCGCGAAGTTAATTATATCTATGAGGACACTGTTTGTTCTGAAAATAATTGGCGATGGCTTCGAAAGTCAATTGATATTACGCACCAGCCCTATGTAGATACGGGCACGGCAAGCGTAACTCAAGGCTCACGTTCAGTTACATTATCAAGTGCTCCTGCTGATTCTAAAAAAGGTTTTAAATTTAGTACTAACGAAAAAATCTACACTATTGCCGCTCATACCGCAGGGGCTACAGCAGTAGAACTTGAAACAGAATTTGTGGATGATACAAATGCTACGGCTGGATATAAAATATGGACCGATGCCATCCCCCTTCCTCCTGATTTTGATGAGATAGATAGTGTTTATTTAGATGAAAAATATGTCCCTATTGAGCTAACTGGCCTACAAGCCCATAGGGAACGCGTTTTGATGCGACCTAAGGAAGATGGGCGTCCAAGGGCAGCTTGTGTTTCAGAATTTATTGACCCAGATCAGTTTTCAGTGGTAGCTGGAGCACCTACAATTACTAAAAGAGAATCAGCAGGCCTTACAAAGATACTTACATTATCTGCAGATCCCAGCGATGACTTTCCTGTGGGCACTAGAATACAAGTACATACCGCCGATGATGATCGCTATAATGGAGAGTGGCTTGTTTCTGACGTAGATGCTAGCAATAAAACGATAACATATACTGGTAAAGATAGTTTTAAGGAAGCAGAAATTGCAGACACAAATGCCACAATTGAACGAGAAAACAATCCCGGTCAGGCTGAGCGATATAAGGCCCTTTTGATTCATCCATCGATTAGTTCTGATCGCCATAATGTACATGTTGATTATTTTAGATGTCCAAAGCCCATGGAAAACGATGATGATGAGCCGCTAATGCCTATAAAGGATCGTAGAGTTTTGTTATATGGTGCCCTATCAACCTCTTGGGTCAGAGAGCGTAATGAGGAAATGGCTGACAAGAATGAGGCCAAGTTTTGGAACAAGCTTAATAAAATGGCAGGAAAATTAGATAGTTCCTCTGAGGCCGTCCGCTTTAGAGTAAGCAAAAATTATTTAGCAATTAAACGCAATCGCATACGACTTCCCTATGAATATGGGAGAATTGATTGATGGGAACTCGAACAGAATTATTTCGGATGATGCCTTGGAATGGGGGCATGAATACATCTGTAAATGAGGCTGTTATTGATTCCAATGAGTTAGTGCGAGCAGATAATGTAATTTTTGATAATAGGGCTGCCCGGCGTGTGCGTGAAGGTATTTATTATAATTGGGATGACGCCACAGCCGACACAGAAGAGATAATTGGGCAGCACTTTTTTAGTTATGGTACTACGTCAAGGACTAGTCGTTTAGTTGCTGTTTCTACTAAAAAAGAGGTTTATAGTCATACTTCTGGTGGAACACGAAGCAATTTAACTCTTACTGCTGCCTATCCGGCAGACATTACCAAGGTATCTATGATAACTTATAATAATAAAGTTATTATAGCTGTAGACGGAGCAAGTAATCCAGTTAAACAATGGACAGGTTCTGGAAATGTCGATAGTGTTTCCAATGCCCCTTCGGCTTCTATTTTGCGTGAGCATGGTGGAAGAATTTGGTGTAATGATAAAACAAATTTAGATAGACTTCATTTTTGTGAAATTGGAGATGAGACTAAATGGAATGGATCAGGAGATTCTGGGTATCTTTATATCGGAGAAGGAGATGGGGACCCTGAGGGCATTACAGCTATTTTTCCAACACATCGTGGAGATTTATTTGTAGCTAAAAAGACAAAGCTTTATCGTATCTCAAATACCAGCGATCCATTATATGCACAGGTTTCTTTGGTTAGTGATGGAATTGGATGTGTAAGTCATAATTCAGCTATTTCAATTGATGGAAACGACGTTCTTTTTGTTTCTGAGCGTGGTATTCATAGTTTATCAGCAACAGATGCATATGGTGATTTTTCCTCTAAATTTTTATCTCAAAAAATACAGAAGACTTTTATTGAGAATTTCGATAGAACAAAGCTCATGAGTTGCTTTGGGGGCTATATACCTGAGCTTCAGAGTGCGTTTTTTACATTCAGTGACTCTGATTTTTCAGGATCTTATATGAATTGCCTCTATATTTATAATATAGAATTAGGGCTTTGGTCTAGGTGGATTGATATTCCATGTGAAAGTCTTTGCGTTGCTAGAGATTCTGACAGAATAAGACTTTATTTTGGCGGAATTAATAATAAGATTGCTAAGACCCAAAATAGCGATTTTAATGATATTGATGTAGATGGTAATGATGAGGCCGTTACAATGTCCGTTGAAACCGGGATAATTTTTCCTAAGGGTGAATTTTTAATTAAAGGATTTAAAAGATTATCTATTAATTATAAGCCCGAAGAATCGCATTCATTGGTTGCTAATTTTAAGATAGACAACCATGCTGTACAGAATTTTTCATTTAGTACCTCAATTACTGAAACACCATTAGGCACAATGGTTCTTGGTACTGATGAATTAGGTGGGTCTCTCGTTTTGGCTCCATATACTCTTCCTGTTGATGGATATGGTAGAGGCTTTAAACTAACTTTAACACACAATGCTATTGATCAGTTTGTAGAAATTCAGGGTTTTAGTGTGGAATTTGAAGTAAGCGGCACCTCACAGGAGGTTGTAGCGAATTAAGGATAAGATATGCCAACTTTTACTATGACAAAATCCTATCAAGATGGCCAGATTCTTACGGAAGCCATGCTTGATGATATAAAAACTTCAACTGAAACTTTTTTAAATACAACGAAGATTGATTCAGATAATATTCAAGATAGTGGAATTACTAAAGCAAAGTTAATTGCTGCAGTTCAAAATGCACTATGTCCTCCAGGATCACTAATGGATTATGCGGGGACCACTGCTCCCGTAGGCTGGTTACTGAGGGATGGCTCTGAAGTCTCTAGAACTACTTATGCCGATCTTTATGCAATTACGGGTGATAAATTTGGTGAAGGTGATGGGAGTACAACATTTAATCTTCCTGATGATAGAGGACTTTATCGTAGAATAGTAGCACCAGATGATGCAACATGTTCTGGCAATGCTGGTGATCCTGGAACAGATTTAGTTACAGCCACCGGTCACAGTTTAAACAGAACCGGCATGAAAGTTCGTGTAACCGGAACACCAGTTACCGGTCTCAGTTTAAATACTACTTATTATTTAATTGTAGATGATGTTGATGCGGTAGGTTTTGCTACAAATAGGACCAATGCTTTGGCCGGGACAAAAATTTCAATATCAGGCTCAGCGGCTAGCATGACTATTGTATGTTGGGAATCACCCGATAGTGGCAGCGGTGTAGCTCCAGCTCCAGGTGGGTCTACAGGTAATTCTGTGGGCTCTATGCTTGAAAATGCTACAGCAGTGGCAAACACCGCATTAGCAGTTTCGTCTAGTGGAAATCATACACATACAACTGGTACAGAATCAGCATCACATACCCACTTGCCTCCTGGGGGCAGCTTTGGTTGGGGGGTATCTTCTGGCGTTCCTTTTGCTGGAGGAGGGGCCTCTGGCGGTGTAAATACGACTCAGCCCTCTGCTACAGAAAGTGCAAACCATACACATAGTATTTCATCCTCCGGAGCCCATACGCATAATGTTGATAGTGGCGGGGATAATGAAACACGCTCGAATACGGTTGTCTATCAAGGCATTATTAAAACATAATGAATATAAGAAGATATACAGTTGAAGATTATAAAGTAGTTACTTCTTGGTGGAAAGCCCACAATTGGCCAATTTTGCCCGAACAGTATTTACCTAAAACGGGCTATGTTATTTCAAATATATGTGCAGGCTGGCTCTATAGAACGGATAGTAAAATTGCGTGGATTGAGTGGATTATTTCTAATCCCAAATCAAATAAATTAGAGCGGGCAATCGGAATTAAATTGTTAGTAAAAACTTTATTAGATAAGGCCAAAGAGCTTGGTTTTGATGTTGTTTTTAGTTCTATTAAACACCCTAATCTTATGGCCCAATTTAAAAGCCAAGGATTCGTGGTTGCTGATGAGGGCATGATTAATATGATTAATCGTTTGGAGAAAAACTAATGGCTATTGGAACAACTGCAGCAATTATTGGTGGGGCTGCTCTTGGTGGTCTCGGTGGGGTTCTTGGATCTGGTGCTCCGGATCGAGAATTCATTGCGCCTCCAATTGCTGATCCTGGTGGATTAGAAAAGTTAGGATTCGGCGTTGCACGTACAAGATTTCAGGATCTTATGGGCTATACAGATTTAGGTCCTGGTGGCACAGACATTACACAAGCGCTAGAGGCCAGACGAGGACTTGCCGCCACATTGGGTAATTTAGCCCAAACAGGGCTCGTTCCGACCGCAGCTGATATTACTCAGGGGCAGACTACGGCAGAGGCCTTATCATCCCCCCAGCGAGTGGCAATGGAACAGGCATTTAGGCGTCAAGGGCTTGAAGCACAGAGAACATCTCAACGCCTTGGAAGGGGTCCCTCAGATCCCCTAATTCAGGCAAAATTGGCCCAGTCAAGGCTTGAGTCTCAGGAACGTATGGGAGCCAGTCAGGGAGCCCTCGCACAGCGTTTAGCCATGCTTAGACCAGAACAAAGATTGCAGCTGCAATCACGTCAAGCAGATGTTCTTGGGGGTTTGGCTACACAGGCAATGCAGAATAGAATGAGCCTCTTAAGTCTAGGTCATCAGTTGGGTCAGGCTGAAAGACAGTTTCGATTGCAGAGAGCTGGACAACATAGGATGGTTGAATCACCTTCCACAATGCAGCGCATTGGTGCGGGGCTATCTGGCGCTATCGGTGGGGCTGGAGCAGGTTTAGGTATTGCTCAGGGAATGAGCGCTTTAGGTGGGGCTAGAACTGCAGCGGCTCCTATGACCAGCGCTGCGTCTATGATGCAATCAATGCCGATGAGTGTTCAGGCCGCGCAGCCTATAGGTGTTGGGGCCAACAGTTTTCAGTTGGGTAGTATGTTTGCCCCTAGATCTAGTGGCGTAAGTTTTGGACAATCAGCTCCCGGTTTCAGTGGAGTTAATAGTAATATATTTTCATTGAGGTAAATCAATGCCAAATGAAATCGTAAATGCTTTAAATCAATTTGCAGGCAGCATGCAGCGTTATGCCGTGTCTCGCGCTCTTCAGAATGCCAATGTAGAGGTCAATGCCATTCGTGAGAGTGAGGAGGAGGATGCTGCAAAGCAGGAGCAGATTCGCCAGGTTGCACAGAATCTCAGCATAAAAATGATGGCTGGAGGAGCTAGTCCGCGTGATATTCAGGTTGCTAATCAACTTTTTGTACCTCGGGTCGATAAATTTGAACAAGAAAAAGAGCTAATCAGACTTAGGGCTGAAGAACAGAGAAAGACCTTAGGAGTTAAGCAGGACGTTGCAGTTCCTAAAGAAAAAAGCAAAAGAATTTTAAGGCAGCTAGATATTTTTAATAAGGGAATTTCAGGGCTTACTAAGTCAATGGATTCAGTCGCCTCGGTTCGGTCTTTGTTGACTGGAGCAAAAGATCCATCCGCTGCTCAGTTTGCTGCGTCAGAGTTAGCCAAAATAGGTCTTGTTAAGGCTTCAGGAGAATCTGGACGTCTTTCTGATCAGGATTTAGAGCGGGCTGCTGGCAATCCTAGTTTATTTCGAAGAACTAAACGATTCTTAACAAAAATCGCTCGTGGTATTCCGCCTACTGAGGATGTAGACGAAATGATGCGCCTTGTCGATATTGCAGAAAAGGGTCTTAAATTTGCAGCCGAAAGGCGTGCAAAAGCCTTTGCAAGACAGCGTGCAAAATTTGTAGGAATGAGTGAAGAAGAGTTTGAAGCCAAGATAACAGAGGGACTGACTACTAGTGGTTTTGGGGCTAAACAAGAAGAATTAGGTCCAGGCGAACGAAAGGCCTTTCACAAGCCTTCAAGACGAACGATTATTGTAGATGAGAATGGTAACTTCCTTAGATATGCCGACTAGGAGTAAAAATGGCCAATGATTTAAAGGTTGGGCAACGGATACCAGAAGAAGATCTTCAGATAGGCACAGCTATTCCTGAAGAAGACCTGTCCTTTGAGGGCGACTTGGTTGGACAAGACGTTGATACCCCAAGACCAGAATCCCCGCTCACTGTTGGGCAGCGGTTTCGATTGAAGGGGCTAGGAAATGAGCGTGGCCGCCTTAATTATCTTAGGCGCAATTTTGAGGGACTATATCCACATCCAGATCATGGTCTACTAGTAAAACATGAAGGTAATTGGCATCAGGTAGATCCTGGTTTTAGAGATATACTGAAAACAGGTGATCCTTGGAAGGTATCTAAAGAACTAGCTAAAGATATGGCGGATCTTGGGGATGTTGCGTTAAATGCGATTATTGTAGGCAAGGGAGCCCTTAAAGGCGGGGCAGCCGGTTTAGCAGTCGGTGGGCCTCCAGCTGCAGTAGTAGGTGGGCTTTTAGGTGCTGGGGCTGCCGGTGTTGGGGCTGCCGCAGTAAGAACTAGTCTTGGAAGATTAGCTGGAACATATGAGGCCACACCCGAAGAAGAAATAAAAGATTTGGCTCTTGAAGGTGTTTTATCCTTAGGAGGCGAGGCCACCGCTATTGGTGCTAGGCCTACATTATTGGCTCTATCTCGCGCAGCAACTAGACTTAAAAATACAATAATTACTGATTCTGCTATACAAATTTATGGAAAGCTTACTGGAACAGGCGAAGGCGCAATGCGGGAATTAATGGACAATGCACCTGCAGTTATTAGGGGGCTCAAGAAAAACAGCCGTTTGGCAAAACCAGGTGAGCACCTGGACCAGGCAATAGATCGGGCTCGAGAAAAGCTAGTTAGTAAGATTGATAATTACTTAGACAAGGCAGATAAGGTGTTGCCTTCCAAATATGGAGAGATTCTTGATGATATTCTTTCAACAGCTGATCAGCGAAAATTAAAAGTAAATTTCACGGAAGTTACTGATGATGTTTATAAGCAGATAGAGGATATGGGTTTAGGTAAAATTGTATCGACAAAAACTGGTCGAGATTTTGTACCTTTTTCTCCGGGAGAAGTCGCTTCTAGGCGTCGTTTGGGTCTCAATACTGAATTAGTTGATAGCCCCGAGGCTATTAGGCATTTAAAAACTTTAACAAAAAATATTGATTCTTTTCGGACTGGTGAATTGCATGGAAAGAATGCAGCCAAACAATTACAAGAATTAAATCGTTCAATCAATAGAACACTTAAGGCTGTTGATAGGCGAGCTACACCAGAGGTTGAAAGATTGGTTAAAATTGTACAGGGTAAGACCCGTGAGGCGGTAGGCAAAGAATTTGATAAAGTTGGTTTGGCTAATAAATATACGGAAATGCAAGATTTATATTTAAAGTTCGACCGTTCCGTATCCCAGGCCAGAAAGCTTAGAGATAATGAGGTCAGTGACGTACTAATTGATCGTATGTTAAATGATAATGCTGCGGGCAGAAAAACAGTTGGGACAATGAAGCGCCTAGGACAACTTGTGCCTAATGGGGAAGCCATAAATAGAGAACTTATGTTAGACGCAGCCACACTTAAATTTATGCCTTATTTACCCAAATTTGGGTTACTTCAAACTGGCGTGGCTTTGTCAATGCCTATTGTAGGCTTATCTCAGATTTCTCCACGAATTGTGGCACGACAGACACAGTTAGCTCAATACTTAAGTCGCAATGTAAATTTTCTCAGGCTTCTTAATCCTCAGCAGCTTGATGAACTTACCGGAAGTAAGGCTGCATTTGATACGTTAATTCGCTCGACTTTTATTCAGGGGGTTGAGGAAAATTTGACTGAGGATCTAACCGACAGCGCACTGGAGAGCGTACATGGACAAAGCCAACTTTAAATTCCTATGTGAGGGATTAGAATGGACCCTTTCCGATGAGGCCAAGCAGGCCCTTATGGAGATGATTGAGGGCGGCATTGATAAAGACCTGGCCTTTGCAATTCTTGAAGAAAATATGACAGAAGAAGAGATGTATCGCGTTATCGATGAGGGCACGCTAAATGCCAGTGGACGAGATTAAAAAAGACATTGCTGAAATTAAAGTAATTTGTCAAGAAACTCAAGAGCTTGCCAATGCCAATAATCTTGAGCAGAAGCTTATCCGCAAAGACCTCGAGTATCACATAGAACGCACCGATTTACTTGAAGAATCTCATCAGGAGTTGCAAAAAGAGTTCAAACCTGTTAAAATGCATGTAGCGGTTTTTAGTGCTGTAGTTAAAGCACTTTTAGTGGGGCTGGGAGCTATCGCAACAATTGTGGGCATTGTGGCTGGAATTATAAAACTATTATGAGAAAATGAAGAAATTTTTACTCCGTTTAATTATTCGTCTATATCTTATTGCTTTAATTGCATTATTCGGAACGGGCTTACTTTTTAGGTGGGCTGGAGGAAGAGTTGTTGAGGAACCTCAATTTCCACGCATTAAAGAAGTTATTGTTCATAAAGCTGTAGTAAATATAGGAAATTATTGTAGCGGTGTAATTATTAAAAAGAATCTTATTGCCACCGCTGCACATTGTATTAGGGGCCAAAAAAGAGCTAAAATTATATTTTATAACCAAGATAAAGCTTACGCTGATGTTCTTTATGTAGGAAAGCCAGGACGAAGAGATTTTGCCTTTCTTCAAGTTGATACCTTAAATTTACCCTATATACCCCTTGCCACAAAACAGCCCTATCCCCTTACACTTATTAAACATTTAGGATATAGCGGAACTAAGGCCCAGTGGGCGACACCTGGGATTGCTTTAATACCTATTCTTACAATGAGGGGTTTGGGGTTTTTAGCCGCAATTCAAATTATACCTGGCGATTCCGGTGGGGCTATAGTAGATTGGTATGGTAAGAGGGTTTATGGAATCGGCTATGCCTCCTATTGGCCGATTAAAGTGGGGCTTGCGATGTATGCTCCAGCCTATTTGATACGTGAGAAGCTGAAAGAACTTAGGCTTTAGTCTATGTAGTGAATATCAGGCACACAATCTGTGCCCAGCTGAGTATATCCAGACCACTCATTACTAGCATTATATACCAGCAAGCAAGTGCAGTGCGCATTCCCCTTTATTTCCACACCTTTATATTCGAAGTTGATTCTTTTAGTAAACAGCATAATCTCATTTGGTAAATATTGCTGAAAGTATTGTGCAGATATAGTAGCCAGTGGCACTATCATAACCACATTTACGCCAGATTGGCTCTCAGTCCATGCCTTTTCAATCCAAGGCCTCAGGGGTCGGTAGGGAGGATTCAACCAAACGTAGTCCCCTTTAAAGCACTCCCAGGGCATATTTAGAGCGTCTCCCTTATGGAAATCAAAGCTTCCTGGAATCTTCTCGTTTTCAGTGGTGCAGGTCATATCACATTTAAAACTATATAGGTTATTAAGCTTATTGAAGAGCCATTTAGGTGTTTCATATTCATTGGAATTGAAGCCCTGTTTAGTTATATGTCCTTTAGTCCCCATACTCAATAGCCCTATCTTTCATAGGCCCGAGTAAATAAGCCTTACAGTCCTCGCACCGATAGCGCTGTTTCATAGTTTTACCAGCTACGGCAAGCCCGTTTTTAACCACATGTTCAGACCCGCAACGGCAAGTACGCTTACCATCAAGTAGATTTACCTCAGGATGATTCTCAATCCAGGGAAGCATCTTTTCATAAATTTTGTCATTAACTTCGACATCTGTCTTATTATAGCGCTTCATCCTAGCCCAGCATTTTGGGTCATCTTGCATGCAGCCTTCCCACATAGACCAGCCTTCGTTAGGAAGCTTATGTCCCACTTCTAGGTCTTCTGCAAGTGCGCCTAAGCGATTAGATGTGAATTTAAAATGCTTCCGAGCCTGCTCTAGAGTATCCACAACATCATAGGGGGACGGTGGACCCAGACCAAATTCCATAAACTTAGCATTTAGTTTCTTTTTATCAAATCGCTTAATATTATGGCCAATAATAATATCAGCCTCATTGAGAACGTCCCAGCACACTTTGGCTAGCTTTTTCTCAGACATCTCCTGCTGAGAGGCGTAGGATATTCCAGACTTATCAAAAGTCTTCCAAGCCATAGATGCAAGTTGCCAGTGTTGCTCCACTGCAATTGCATCTTGTTCATGAATGCCCCAAGCCCAAATTAGATTAGGAAAAGTCTCTATGTCTATGGTAACTCTTTTTCGGGCCAATTTATTACTCCTTGTTAGGATGGATCTTTTTCATTGTTATTGCATCATAAGTATCAAGCTCAAGAAGGCCCGCAAGGGTTAGCTCAACATGTGTACCCTCAGAGTGTTCCCAGCCAGGAAGAAGCGCAATGGCATCACATTCGCAAATGGCTGCTGTATCTCGTTTCATTGCATCTCTTAAAAACCCATTTGGGAGTTTCTTGGTATATTCATGAATTCCTTGTGCCCTATCAAGCTCTGCTGGACTGTAAACAAACCAACCAGCTTTACGGAATCTCTTAGAGGCCTCATCAAACGCTGGAAAGTTATATTCTTTATAGCCCCTCATAGGACCAGCTATATATACTTTCCTTTGTTTACTCATAAACTACTCCTTATTACAGTTACACTCCTTGCACTTATTATGCCCTATATTTGAGGATTTGTCAAGTGCCTCTTGGCTGCAGCTCGACTCGTTTGTGCTCACGTTCTCAGTGGGGCCATGCAGACCTATATTAGGTGCAGCTAAATACCACTGGTCCTCTTTAAGTGTGGGATCTAAAATTATATCAAACTTTGGCGGAATTATTTTTTTATATCTATCATCAAGGTCAGGCCTTTCTTTCATAATTTGCAAAGCCATGCCCAACTCTGCTTTAGCGCATCCTAAATGATGTACCTTAAGTTCTCCTGAATCTGGATCTATATCGGCCCCATCAATACATTTCCAAATATGTCTTAAACAGGCATCAAGAAGTCTCATAACAGTAATTCCACCACGATAGTTATGATCCCCATATTCCTTGGCCCCAAGAGTCATTGCTTTAGCTTCTTCTTTTACGCCCACTGGAGCAAGTAGGGCCATTCTTGGTTTTCCTTTGTCGTGTTTTGTTCCTGTTTGTGGTGGGTTTATTCCGCCTCGCTTGTCGTTCATTGATATCTTTCTCCTCCAAATAAATACTCATTCCAATGGCTGCTAGCTCATCCTCACTATCAACCTTAAACCTTCTAAGTTTATCGCGTTTTCCATTCCAATCTACTGCCTTCTGCCACACCTTGGGCAATAAAGACCTATCATTTATTACGGTTTCAGTGGAGCTGAGAGCTGCACCGATAACCCCTACAGAGTAAAACAATGGCTTCATTGTAAATAATTTACCAAAATTCTGTGAAATAGGTATAGTTTCAATATATACCTCATCTGGCACAAACTGATAAAAAAGGGCAAGATATGCGTCATATAGATAACTCAATCGTTGAAATGGATTCTTTTGTGTAAATTTAATAGTACCTGAATCCAGATATACACCGTTTTCATATACACACCAACCTGAAGATATACTTGCTGGATCTATTGTCATTCTAATCATACTAGGGCCTCAAATACCGCTGTGTAGCCTTCCACTCCCTTAAAGAACATTTTTGCATCATTTTCTCTAGCTACACCAACAAGCGCATCACCTTCCGATATCACGGTACCGAACGTCTTAAACCAGGTGACACACATCGGGGAAATAAGAATTATGTCACCAGGCTTAGCCTTGCCATCAATATCCTCCCCTGTTTCATCATCATAAAATCCCTCGCCCACTGCAAGCACATGAGCAAATACGGGCTGCTCGGCCTGAAGCTCGCTCTTATAGTCTCCAGGTGTGGGGGCAAGAACTATTCCACTCTTCGTCTTCTTTTCCTCTTGAGGCATACGCTCAATGAGCATAAAGTCTCCAACCAATTCAAACTTATCACGTAGGCCTTCAAGCTTTTGAAATTGTTCTAGGTATTTACTTTTCATTTTTAGTACTTTCTCTACATACACAATGAAGACGATCTACTTCGTTGTTCCACCTAATTTCAGTGGGAGTTTTACCTATTTTGGCACACCAATCAAAACATAGATCAATATAGTATTGATCAGACCTTGGTTTAGAACATCCTACTAAAACTAACAGTACAATTAACATAAAGTACTTAGATTTCACCGCAATAACCTCCAATTAATCTCCGCACAATATCCCACAACTTATATCTTTTTCAATATTATAATTACCAGCAGATGGATCTAATTCATCAAGAAATACGCGTCGCGTCTTTCCATTCCGGCGTTGCCTTATGATCGTAATATTCAATTTCATTATAAAACTCCCAGACATTCGTGATTAACATTCATTTTCCATAAACCCTTACGTAAATATATTTTATCGGTATAAGGATTATACATAACATAAGTATGAATGTAATTCCCACACGTAAGACAATAATACTTTCCGATAACCATCTCAGGCGCTCTCCATCAATTTCTTAAGCTTCGTTTCATTAACCCGAATATAGCTAGCAGCCGTATTTAGATCACTCCAGCCCGCAATCGCACACAACTCAAACTCATTGGCACCTTTTTCCACAAGTCTCGTTAGGGCTGCCTTTCTAAGGTCATGGGGCTTAAGGCCCACCTTCTTTAGCTCTCTCCAGAACTTTGAATAGCTTACTCTTTTTCGAGGGGCTGAAAATCCACAGTTATATATCTGTCTACAATGCCCGCCCTTCCCAACCACAGTACCATTCTTAAGAGTATCGAACTCAGAAACCCTAAGGGCATTGTGAAGAATCCAGTTTGCTTTCGCCTTAGAATCCGGACATAGAATTCTCTGTATGCGGGAATCGATTTCGGAAAAGTGAAACCTGCTTGGTACTCTTCTATATGATCCTTTAAAAAACCGTCTATTTCGTTTCCTGAAAGATGTATATTCATTCGATCCATTGATATATTCCTTATCTAATAGCCAATCCCAAAACCTACATACACGGGTCCAGACCGTTGTGCGCGTATAGGGCTTAAGGTTTTGGATACGGTCCCAGAGAGATTGGGGCTTTCCATCCAGGACCGCAGCCACGCCATTTAGCCTGTGCCGTTCCGACCGCATTGTACTAGGGCTCCAGGCATACTGCATATCAGATATATACTCTTCTATGTATCGTTTAATTTCCATCAGGTACTGGACCAAGAGCGTCTTGAAGGGTTTTATTGACAGCAACAATACCCTGCTGATTAACCTGAGCCTGCTGAGCCAAGACTAGCTGCCCTTGAGCCACCTTCTCAATTTCCTCTTTAATGGGTTTTACATCGATACTTGTAGGTGGCTTCTTCTTTTTAATCGCCTCAGCTACATGTTCAATACCATTGCCCAGAAAAAAGCCAACGGCCACAAACTGCAATAGATTCATTACATTGGCCGTGAGACCTTTTGGGGCCAGTATATCCACTAAAATGGCAATTAGAATAGTAAGCATTCCAAGTACCACTTTTCTTCCGCCTAATTTCTCAACCATATTTAACCTCTAGGTAAATAAATTATAGCGCCTATCGAATAATTTTTTTCGTCCAAGTCTTTTTGTGAATTTTTCAAAGGACATACCTCTAGGGTGCCAGAATTCTCCACGTTCGTCAAGTAAATTCGCTGACCATAGCATAGATTCTACATGCTCACGTTTAAGTTTAACTGGCCTATCAACTTCACCAAGTATTTCATTAACATGATTATATGCATCCTCAAAGCCTATCTCCTTGTTTTGTAAACCAAGATGAACATTAAATATTAATACTGCAAGGTCCTCTAGGGTTACCTTCATGATCTTAGGCGAAGACTTGGGTTTCACAGTTATTGCCCTTGTTGGTTAAGTTTATTAATTCTATCCTGTAAATTAGCAGTAGGCACCATTGCTCCAACAGGGGCTTGGAGACTTGTTTGCGGCATTACAGGTTGCGTTGGCTGCGAATACGGCGGAGCATAGCCACCTGTCGGTAAGGGTTGCTGCGCAGGAGAACCATATCCACCGCCACCACTCTGCTTATTAAACTCTTGAATAGGGCTAACAAACATATAACCAGATTCAAAGCTTCCTCGCTCACTAACAGCCATACGAATATTAAGCGCAAGCTTAACTCCGCGAGGATTCTGCAGTGTAACGCCAATAAGATTAGCAAGCCTGGCAGCCTCTTCTGGACTAAAGTTCATATAAACAACATCTTCTTGATGTTTATTTCTTGCCCGCTTTACGTTTTTTAGCCGCACCATGTCGGCGGGAGGGGCCTTTTCCGGGTCGTTTTGATAGTTCTGATATGCCATTATTTTCTCCTTGAATGCCCATTAGGGCTCTATCTACTTCATCTACACTCTCAGAGACTACAACAGCTGCGCCCCCATTGGCAGTCAGCACTGTGTCTCCATTCATTGAATAAAAACCAAACAGATTGTTTGGTATTAAATAAAACGTATTGCCTGTGGACTTATGGGTAAATAATAGAGTTGTCATTTCTCGCCCGGCCCTTTCATATAATTATAGATTCCTTTATATAGCTCATAGAATGTCTGTGCATTTTTCTTTTGATCCTCAGTCTGAAACTTTTTTGTGATAAAGCCGCCCTCGATACTTTGAAGCTGTATGGTTACTAGGTTCATAGTATAGCGCACCTCTGCGGGCTTAAGTTTTACATAAAGGCTCTTCTTATCAAACTTTTTCTTTAGTTTCTTAAGTTCAATCTTCTTCTGTCTATGTAGATGTATTTGCTCCTTATTCCGTCCAACTTTTACGGGCCCTAAAGATTTAACGGCTAAGTCGTAAGCTAAGGCAATGCACTGGCGTTGATCTGGGTTTAAATCAAACTTTAATTTAACATCATTCATATTTTAGTCCTTCTAAGCTCCAGATGCTCCTTGGGTGTTTTTAGAAACTTCACCTCATATACATGCCCATTCGCAAGCTTAACCTTTTGAACCTTATGGTTTTCTAAAAGAAAAAGAATCTTTTCCTCAAGCTTTTTATTATAGTCTGTCGCCTCCTGATTAATCTCATATTGCTCAAATAGTTCCGGTAGCCCCTCTTCTTGAATACGATCAATATCTGTGGGCCATTTCTTCTTGGGCCAGGTCTTGAAATACTCTTTGAGAGAGTTCTTATTTGGATAGCAAAGCTTGCTATAGTCACAGAATGCGCAGCGCTGAGAGCCTAGACCAGAATCTCTAGGCACATCCTCAGGCTTCTCCTCAGACACACACCTATTAACTAAATTGAACTTCTCAACCACCTTTTGTGCAAGGGCCTCAGAAGGCTTAAATCGCAGCTCATAATGGCTGCTATCATTCTTGTTATACTTATAAATGACAGCGTGATCTATTCCTCTTAGTCGAATAAAATCTGACATAGCATAAAGATTAAGCTGAAAAATATTATCTGCCAAAAAAGAATCATGGTATTCCTCCAAGAAAGCCTCAATGTCATCTACATAAAAGGCGGTTTCAGTAAGCTGTACAGCTGTCTTACATTTAGCCAGCTTCTGCAGCGTCTCGGTCCACCTGGTCGGGTAAAACTTTGAAAAGCCGTCTTTAACGGATTTAACATCCATAACGGCCTTATAGGTCTCGCTCATAAAGCAGGCATCGCAGGAGCCCTCAATGAGCTGGGCCGCACCTTTTGGCGTAAGGGGCTCTAAATAAAGGCAGTCACATGGGGCCTGCTTATACTTAGTCCTTACAATTTTTACTTGTCCAAATTGCTTAAGGATAGAATATTCAACAGCATGTCCCATCTCAAAGATTCGTTCGGTTCGAGGGGAGTAGATGGGAATATCATAGTCTGCATATCTATGGTACTCCATAAGGCTATAAGCCAGCCTACGGCCACAAAAGCCTGCGGCCGAGGGCCTAAGGGGGAAGTAGTTATCCGTTTCCCCGGCCTTAATGGCAGCTCGCCGCTTCTCAAGCTTCTCTGTAATGGCATGATCTAAAAGATCTGTATAGCCAACTGGGGGGCCTAGTACTTTAACTTTACTCATCCAATAATCCCATCTGCAAGGCCCAATCTTATTGTCTCTTGGGCTGTTAATATCGTATCGAACTTTAACATCTCCTTCAACTTATCTCGAGGAAACTGAGGATGCTTTTCCTTAATGTGTTTTAAATAAAGGTCTTCCATCTGCTTTCTAAACTTTTTGCTCTCTAAAGCCCAACGCTCATTGTCCAAGTCGTGCATATCACCTGTAGCAATGGCCGTGCCATAATGAATCATTATTTTAGAGTTGGCTGAGATAAGGCGCTCATCTGCAGCTTGAAATATAATAGAGCCCATGCTCATGGCTGACCCATATACCTTTGCAGTTACATAGCTTTTACATGACTGAATTGCATCATAGATTCCCATGCCGGAGTACTCATCTCCGCCAGTGCAATTAATAATAACATCAATGGGGTCAGTATTCATGCTGTCAAGTAGCAACAGGCCCTTAATTACAAATTCAGACATGTTTAAATCGACTTCTTGATCCTCACGCTGAGAAAGATTGGCGCCAATAAAAACACGGCGCGCTTTAATATCAACACCATATTCAAACCAATACTCAACCCATGAATCTGCTGCTAATCCTGGCTTAATCATTTAAACACCACTGTATGTCCTAATACAAGGCCCGCAGCTACACCGGTAATGGTCCAGACATACCAAGGTACGGCTGAGAAGTTTTTTCCAGCCTCCTCGTAGGCCTCATTGCGTTGTTTAATAAGAATAGTAATAGTCTCATCCTGCGCTTTAATATAGGAATTCTTAAGCTTTAACTCTTCTTCACATAACGTTAGAGCCTTATCGCAAAGCCCTAGCGCCTCTGTATCATTGGCTCTTGCTGGCAGAGTTAACAGACTTAATATACTTACGATAACTAGCCACCGCATCACGTCGTTTTCCCTCGACTTCTTTAATCTTGGCCTTAAGCACAGCTTTCTTTTTCTCAGTTTTCTCTAGCTCTAAGTCGTGCTTAGCTTTTAATAAATTCAAAAGCGCCTGTTTCAATCTACACGAATTAATTCCAAATGTCAAAATAAAAAGCCCAACAACCGCAATCCCACAATATAATAGTAACTTCTTAAATGTAGACATAATTTTATCTTACCTCATCTGAGTTACATTGTCAACACATTTCTCCAACTTCCTCAAATCAATAAGAAAGGGGCCAAAGCCTGGAGACTGAAGCTCCGCAAAGGTCTTAATCAGTAGCGTATCCTCAGTCCGCGACCTAAAGTAGTATACACCCCTTCCCTTATTTTGTCCTGTATAATCAAATAGCTCAAATCTTGGCACGCGTTTTGTATACCACTGTACCCATACGGAACAGCCATATAGGTATTTCTTGTTATATGCCATTCTACTTCTTCCAGTATTTAGCAACCCCACCCTCCACTTTTAACGGCAGTCGGCCCCTCGGAGTGTCAAAGTTATAGTCAGTCATATAAAATGGTATCCATTTTTCAGCCAATTCGCGTTGCTCTTCTGAAAATTCTATTACCAACTCATCGTGTACAAATAAAAGAACTTGTGCCGTAAATTCTTTACTTGTTTGAATTTTATGGGCGGAATTTTGAACTAAATCTGATGCTGTACCTTGAACGAGTGTATTAAAATTTTTCATATATACATCAGATAAATCTTCAAAAAAATGTTTTCGACCAAAGGGATTGCTGATTGGTTCATATTTTACACGCTCATCTAATTGCCTTTTAAAATCCATAACAGTTTGATATTGACATCTAAAATTATCTGCAATCTCTTTACATCTGATCTCTGACCAATTATAGCCCGCAGCTATAGACTCTAGCATAATACGACCTTTACCTGCTCCGTAAAATAAAGCATATCCCAATTTTTTAGCAAATGCACGCTCTTTCGGATATTTCTCTTTTACTTCATTAGGGTGACAATTAATTTCAGGAAAATAGATCTTAGCATTAGATCCATGAAAATCATGCCCTTCAAATATGATATTAAGAAGTATGGGGTCTTGTGTAAAATAAGCAATAAGCATAGTTTCGATAGCTGTCATATCATAGCAGGCAAGTAAATGTCCTGGACGAGCTACAAAAAGTTTATGCATATTTTCTGGCACTTGTTGCATATTAGGATGACTACTACTAGTACGTCCGGTACGTGTGCCGTGTTGATTAAAATTGCAATAGATAACCCCATTATGATGCATTTTTGCATATTTATCATAAAAAGCTGTAACTGCTTTATTGTGTTTTCGATATGCTAAATATTGCTTAATATTATCATCCTGTTCACTCAATCGTTCTAAAACCTCAACACCAGTACTCTCATCTCCTTTAGTGTTAACAATATCATAACTAAAATAATCTCGCAGCAACCACGTCATATGTGCAGGACTAGAAAAATTAAATTCATCTACAGGTTTAGCTAATGCTTTAACTTTTAAATTTGCATAATAGGCCTTTCGTTTAGCAAGTTTTTTGGCATCTAAATTCCCACGCTTGGCCAAATCCTCTGCAAGCTTTATCTTATAATACTCATCCCTTTCTTCTTGACGTTCTTTTATTTGCTTACTCTTAAAGGCCTTTAAGCCTTCGGCCCAAGTAACTTTAAGTGCTGTCTCTGCATATTCCAGTCCAGATTTGGCGTCTAAAGTTTGACTTTTAAGTTCTTGCATATCAAGTGTAATACCTGTACGTTCTACTAATGTGAGTGTCTTCGACCATGGCATTAAATACTCAGAATAAAACTGATAAGTTCCGGTTTCTTGTAAATGTTTTAAAAAGAATTCCGCCAATTCATAAGTATACTTAGCATCCTTTATAACATATTCGTCACTTTCATGACCCAAACGTTCCCAATAAGCATCAATACCAAGAAAATAGGGGGCCATAAGCTTTAGTCCATATCTACCCCGCTCTTGCCTAATAGTTTGCTTTGTATCTGGCAACTTATTAATTTCCATTCGGCGGGCCTCATAGGCCTCTTGGTATTCCTTAGGCACCTTTATCAGTGCGGCTGCAGCCATTCCCTGTGTGTCATGTACCCATCTATCAAGAGGAATTTCTACGTCTTTATGAAAGAGATAATTAATATCAAACTTAAAATTTTGTCCTAAATAATTAGTTGCGGGATGCTCATTAATCCAATTTTTCAGTTCGGCTAAAGAATGGAAAACAACTTGATACTCTTTGGGTAATTTTGTATAAATCGCGGCTGACATAAAATCACTAGTAAAGGGACTTAAGCCGTGGCGACAGGATTTGCCGATACAGTCTTTTACATTACATTTAGTTTCAATATCTAATGATACAACGGGAATTTCCATTATATATCCTTTAGTTCCAAATTAGGTCTAATATCTATCCATTGGGTTCGATTAATATGAAGTACTCTTGTTCTGCCCCCTCTTCCCGTTTGAACCTCAAGATCAATCTTATGTCGCTGTTGCCGATCAAATCTAGCAAAGACAAGTGTTCCTTTTTTAACTTTATTAGGCCTTTGCATTTTCATGTGACTGATGGCCGTTATATATATATTGGCTTTAATCCAAAAATCATTTTTAACTGTAAAAACTAGAATAGGGCGCTCATCTGCTTTAAACACAAAATCAAGCCACTGCTTATATTCTAGGCTAATTTGAGAATCAAAAAGAGGATAAAGGAACCATTCCATAATATTCTTTGCTGGGGTAGACTCCTCTACAACCTTTACTTTTTTTCGTTTATATGCGCGCTTTTTCTTAGACATATTAATAATACCAAATTCTCTCTTTATCCTCTCTCATATCTACATGTACCCAACTGTCGGCCCAGCCCTTTGCTACGAAAAAAGTATCAATCATATTATTAAATTTATCTCGATTATGGGGCCTTACTTGCACATCTGCCGCATTGCCTAAAAGATGTTGAGATTTACGAGCAGTCTTATATCCTCGTCTTTTAAGCTCGGCCTGTTTCCACTCGCACCGAAAACCACTAAGCACCACAATATCAATACTAAGTGTACTTCGAATGGCCTGAAGATTGGCAACTAATTCTTTGGAAATACGTTGCTCAACGCAGAGAGGATTGGAGCAGCTACACTCAAATTCTACGGAATTGAAATTATCAGTGAGCATGTGGCGATTACCCTTTTGCCACACGTAATACTCTTTGTCCTCAATCAAGCGGATAGCCAAAGAAGGTTCCGAGAGCGGCTTTACCCAAGGCAGTTCCTTGGGATTCGGAGAGCTTTTTAGTTTTTTCAATAGTCCTTTTAACTTCTTCCAACTCATCTCTAAGTAACCTCTGAATAAATTTAGGCATTTGCTCACCGGAGATATTCTCTTTAACAATACTATATACTTCTTGCTCTGTCATAAATATCTCCTACAAATATTTATCATTAAATTAAAGGCTTATTGTAAATAATAGAAATTAATGATTTCAATAATTCTTTAACATCTTGATAATATTCCCTATCAAGTCCCATTTCTTTTGCATCTTCAATCCCCACTTCCAACCACTCAGGAGCCAACATTTGAATACAGCCAATACTAATGTGATAATCTGTAAAAGTTATATTGTATTGAAATAGTTCATAATTATAAATATTTAAACATTCT